TGATGGTAAGGGACGTGAGTCGGTAAAGATACCAGATGATGTGCAACAAAAGATTATTGATGAGGGAGCAGCATCTGGTTGGAAGATTACAAAGTCCGGCGCTAAAAAAGGATCGATAGCATTTTTGATGGCATTATTTGGTGTTGTTAGACAACAATACATCGAAGGTTTAAGGGAAGGTGCACAACAACGTGAAGGAAAATAGCTTTGCCCAATTCGCTGCCGATTACGCTAAAAAGAACTTTAACAAAAAAGCTTTACCTAGATTATTGGGCGAGGCTGGTTCTTATTGGTGGAATCGTCTTCCTGATCATGCCGACCGATTAACGAGACCCGGTATACGAAATAAGGTCAATGCACTTGTTGGTAACGCCGCATCGGAAGTTGTTAACTTTGGAACTGATGCTGCACTACAGATGGCATTAGCTGGATTGTCTGCTGCTGCTGCACCAGAAACAGGTGGTGTTAGCATCGCTGCTCACCCACTCACTGCATTCCTAGCCAATCAAGTAAAGGATTCACTGACACAGACATTTGTGGATCCTATGTTATATGACATTGCAGATAATGATCTAGATTTGGGACACAGAATACCAGACATCCCCGGTTATAAAAATAGCCTAATACAGAAAGCTGTTAATAAGGCTGACACGGCTGTAACTAAAGGTGCAAAGTGGGTTGGTGAAACACATCCAAAAACTATGACATTAAACAAAGCTGGTGCTATTGCTAGAACCATTGGCAACAAGCAAGGTGCTTCTGGTGTATTTAAATAATTACGGTAAGTAGGTAGGTAAAAGACGTATAGTGTAAGTATGAGTACGCACATTGATCGCTACATTGATGGTGTAAATGGTGGCAAGATAAAGCTCTGTCGCGCAACAATCGGTGACGGTACATATTGTGGTAAAGCAGCTGTCCATGACCGCGACTATTGTCAATACCACGGAGGTAAAACTTTAGTTGGTAGTGAATCACCTATGTTTAAAACTGGGTTGTGGTCACAGCAACGTAAACGATTTTCTACGGTTGCTCCTGAATTATTAGACAAGATTGAAGCCTTAAGAACAGACCCAGAACTTTACTCCCTACGTGATGACACTGCGTACATAACTGCAGTTCTTGACAAACGAGCTGAGGCTGCATCTTACGGAATTAGTTTAGAACTGTATGAATTGCTACGTGACCAATACAGTGTCTGTAAAGTATCCCCTGAAGAAGCGTTTGATAAAGAGTTTAAAAAGCTAGGTAAATTAATTAACGATGGTATTGATGCGCATAAAGCTAGTGATGCCGTCATTGAATTAATTAAAAAACGTGCAGACGTAATTGAAACAGAACAAAGAATGGCACACGCGAAGTCTTACACCCTAGAAGTAGATCAAGCCTATTCGCTGATTATGCAAATTCTTGGAGTCGTAAAACAAACAGTGCGTGATCCCGATTTAATACGCGCCATATCTGAAGGTGTGTCAAAAGCATTACGAGTGCATCAAAATATAGACGAGGAAATACAAGATGCAGAAGTTATCGGTTAATACAAAAGCGACACCTCGCAATTTAAAAAAATTCGTACGTCCCGGTAAGGATCTTGGTATTGCATTACTAGAAGCATTTACTAGTGAGTTAAATGACTATGCCGATAACGGCGCGTTTGACGGTGGAACTGCATATCCAATTCAAGGACATGACATGCCATATCCTGACTGGCTGCGTGTTTATGCACCACAAGCTGCCTCATCAAAAATGGGTGACCATCATATACGCGCGTGGGAATGGGCAGAAAAACTTGAAGCTGGGCAAGCACCACCAGCTTTAATTGAATGTTGGTTTCGTGGTGGTGGTAAATCAACTACGATGGAATTGATATCCAGCAGGTTAGCAGTAAAAGCCAGTCGTAGATTTCTACTTTATGTTTGCGCAACACAAGACGCAGCTAACCGTCACGTCAGTGATATTGCAGGAGTAATGGAACGGTGTGGTATTGAGAGAGCCGTTAACCAATATGGATTTTCGCGTGGTTGGAATGCTCAGAAGTTACGTACTGCTAATGGATTTAACGTACTTGCTTTTGGGTTAGACACTGGCGCTCGCGGTGTAAAGTTAGACCACTTGCGCCCAGACATGATTATCCTTGACGACATTGATGAACTTGACGATTCTGTAAACGCTGTAGAAAAGAAGATTCGTACAATTACTGCTACTATTCTTCCGGCTAAAAGCGTTGACTGTGCTATCGTTTTTGTACAAAATAGAATTCACGCTAACAGTGTAATGTCACGTGTTTTGTCTGGTGAGTTAGACATGTTGCAAGATCGCATACAGTCACCAATTATTCCAGCTATATATGATCTACTCTACGAACCTGTTGAAAAAGAAGACGGACGTATGGGGTGGAAAATTACATCCGGACGTGCAGCATGGGAGCACAAGAACCTAGCTGTATGCCAAAAAGAAATTGATGACTTTGGTTTGATTTCTTTTTTACGTGAATGCCAGCATGACGTTGGTGTTGGTGGTTTATTCTTTCCGCAATTCAAACAGATTGATAGCACTGGCAAACAGTGGCATGTCGTTGATCATATTGACGTGCAACCATGGTGGAGGTTTTGGGCCAGCCACGACTTTGGTACTGGTGCTCCAGCTTGTTTTATTTTGTACGCAAGTGATGAACGCGAGAATGTGTATGTTTTACACGAATGGTATGAGGCTGGAAAAACTAGCAGCATGCAAGTAGATGGAGTACTTGAATTACTTGCTAAGTATAAGATAGCAGAACCAAAGGTGAAGACTGCCCCACATGGTGCGTACAACACTAAACTAGAAGCTATTGCATTTGACTGGGCTAGTACCTTCCCGCCAGAAAAAGTCGATCAGCGAGTTGGTGAATATCCTGTAGAGATTTGGTGGGAACGAGGATTACCAGCAGTGCGAGCTGTTAAGGACCGAAAGGCTGGATGGAGTCGCGTCAAAGAATGGTTGATGTCATCTGAAATGGTTGATGGTCAGGTGCGTCCCAAGTTTATTATCAATAGATCTGGTTGCCCGAATCTAATCAAACAATTATCGGACACTATGACACACACAAAAGATGCAGACGAAATTGACTCAGGTACACGTAACGATCACGCTATTGATAGTTTGCGATATGGATTAATGTGGCGTGAGCATCCAGTACGTTGTCCTGAAGTTGAAGAAAAAGAAAAGCGTAACCAACAGAATAAGCCAAACTGGTTGCAAGAACGGAAGTTAGATGAATGGCTGTAATGCAATTTTTTATCTTGTTGTTTACTTTGGTGTCTGCGTGTTCTGGAGTGTTTTTGTGTAAGTTGCTAAACGACATTAAAAACATAAAGATATACTCAAAAGAAATATATGATCGCGAGGGATGGCTGTAATGTACGACATCAGTAAACTATCATCTGCTGTTAGGGGAAAAGGACCACGCATATCTGCGTTTGAAAAGCCATCTAACGAGGGTACTGTTGGATCAATTCCTTTAGAAAATCCACGTTTAAACGACAAAGATAATTTAGAATTAGATATAAAGCCTAAAGATTGGAAGGTCAATGAATTAGATCAACCAGAAGAAGCTAGGAAAATAACTAAGTTCATACAACAACAGTTTGATAGTGCTCAACGTGCTCGCACTGATATGGAACTTGAATGGGCATTGGCAACTGCGTTTTTTGAGGGACGCCAATGGTTACGCATTAGTAGTCAAGGCCGTAATATTATTCGATTACAAAACCCAAATGAACCTAACCGATACATGACGGTTAATAAACTGCGACCTCTTATTGACGGCGTAGTAGGAAAGCTTACGCAGTGTGCTCCAGACGCTACAGCTGTTCCGTTATCCGACAGCCCACAGGATCGTGCTGCAAGTGATGAGGCAAACTTTATTGCTAAGCACTACAACCGTAAGTTTGGTAGAGAAACGCAAACTAAGGAGCGTGTTCGATGGGCCTGTGTTTGTGGCACGTCTTTCTTAAAAGTATTCTGGGACAGTCGCAAAACTCAAGTAGTTCCACAGCTAGATGTTGACGGACAAAGTGTAGTTGGTCATGTTGAGATGCGCGTTGGAGATGTTGTTGAGCAAATTCTGCCAGCGTTTGATGTTTATGTTGATCCATCAGCAAAGCGAGACGACGACATTCGGTGGATGATACACGCCATGATTAAACCACTGTCATGGTTTGTTGATTCATATGGCGAGGTTGGCAAAAAGGTTGAAGCCGATGCAATGACTGGCCAATACTCTGGGTATGTTGATGCATATCTTGATGGTGCTAATGCTGGAGGTCGTGGCTGGGTTCCTCCTGCATCTGCACATTTGAACTCTACTGAAAAACGAAAGAACGCTGCTGTTGTATATGAGTATTGGGAGAAGCCATCTAAGCTTTACCCCAATGGGAGATATATAGTAGCAACGCAAGCCACTCTTTTATATGCTGGCCCATGGCCATATAACAAAAAGGATTCGTTTCCATTTATTCCTTTACGATGGCAACCAAGAGCTGGAACTCCATATGGGTACAGTTTAGGTTTCGATCTTGTATCACTGCAAAGCACATACAACAGAATCTACAGCCGATTACTTGAACAGTTTGAAGCGCAAAAAGATTACTTGTTAATTGAACGATTGTCTTCTGTTGGCGCAGATGCATACGACAAAGAGAGTGACACTGTCGAAGATAAAAACAGAATCTACCGTAAAGTTTATTACGACCGTGGTAGTCGGCCACCAGCTGTACAGAGGGCACCGGGTATTGGCTCTGATTTGTTTCCATTATTGCAGATGATTGAAAAGGACATGATGGACGTTGCTGGCTTACACGACGTTAGTCAGGGTATGGCACAAGCAGGAACGCCAGCTGAGTCTGTTCGATTATTGCAGAAAGCTGACAATACACAGCATTCTTATGTACGCGCAGACATTGAGATTAGTAATGCATGCATTAAAGAATGGGAAGTTAGCTTAATTGAACAGTTTGCAATTGTCCCCTTTATTGGAAACATCGAAGGTGGCATGCTGCCCAGAGACCAAATTCAACAGGGCGTTATGCGATTTGATGCTTTGCGCAATGGCGGCAGGTATAGGATTGTTTATGTTCCCGGATCTAGTATGGATGAGGGACCAGACCAAAGATTAAATAAATACTCAGCCTTGCGCCAAATGGGTGTATTTGGAGATCCAATGGATCCGGCTACTAATAGGTTGTTTGTACAACTTGTTAACATGCCTGAGACCACAAAGATACTTGACCATCTTGATGAGCAAGAAGCAAAGATGGCAGAGGCTCAACAGCAGCAGATGATGATGCAGCAGCAAGCACAGGCTGCACAACAGGGAGAGCAAGCCCAGATCATGCAATTTAATATGCAGATTGAGCAAGCTAAGGCGCAAATCGAGATTGAAAAGACTAAGGCTGAAATAGCCGCAAAACTTGAGGCAGACATTGCGTTAGCAACCGCAAAAGCTGGACTTGAGGCACAGTCAAATGAAGACTATGCAATGGTAGATATTGGAAAACAGTTTGCTATGAATGATTTAGGACCAGAGTCTGGCATGAATCAAAATGAAGGAGTATAGTTACAATGTCTGAAGAGATGGTGATGCGCACCTCGGACTCACCAGCCGAGGCGTCAGACAATCTTAGTCTTAGTAATTTATTGACAAGCGAAAGTTCATACGCCAATGAACCTGAAACTGCAACGGCGTTAAATGATGCAGATGAGACGTCAGATACATTAGACTTTTCTTGGTTAGATGATATTGATGTTGGTAGTCCTGACCCACAGGAAATAATCAGGCAGAAATTAACGGAATCGTTATCTGTTCAGAAGACTCCAGAAAACGTACCTTATGATAGGTTTCGTGAAGTAAATGAACAGGCAAAAGCTGCTAAAGAGATAACCAGTCAATATGAAAAGTGGGCCGATGTCATTACGGCACTTGAGGCTGATGGTTATAAATCAGGCCAAGACCTTAAGAATGCATGGGCACAACAGCAACAGCAAGCAACTGAAGATCAGATACGACAGAAGTATTTAGATATGTCACAGGCAAACATTTTGTCTGAAGACGCTGCCAGAATTTCTGCCGATCTAGAAATTCAACGTATGAAATACGATGAGCTACTGTCGCAGGTTGAATCAGCCAAGCGCAGTCAGTCGCTAGAACAGGCTTTCCGGGAATATCCCTACGCACGACGTGGTGAACACATTGTTCACAATTTAGTCCAACGAGGTTTAGATCCTGTAGAAGCTGTTTCATATGTACATACGGAACTTGCGAATCTTGCAGAATCTCTGGTACCAGAACTTGCTGCTATGTATGAAGCGCAAAAACAAGTACCAATCCCAATCGACACTTCAGAATCTGCCCAGCCAGTAGTTCAAGAGGCAACACCAACTCGTGGAATTGGTGGAGTTTTCAGTAGACTTATGGGTATCGGCAGAAACAACAACGGAATTTGAGAGGCTAAGAAATGGCTATTGATTTCAATGGTGCCCTTACATTAGCGGATCAGGCAATCCTGTCCAATGATCCACTTGTCAAGGAAATCACTAAAAGTTTGCATCAAACGTGGAACGCAGTAAAGGATATTCCTTTCTACACTTCCCCATCGTTACGTCAGATTGGTATGCGATATACCAACTCTGGTATTCCTACTCCTAACTGGACTGGTATCAACTCTGAACCACAGGCAGTTAAGGGTAAGCCAAAGCAGTACGAAGAGCAGATGTTCTTACTGCGCAACAAGATCACTATTGATAAGGTTCTTCTTGATCAACCTAACAATATTATTGATCCTGTTGATGCACAGGTGCAGATGTTCTTAGAGGGCTTTGCGTATGATTTTAATGACAAGTTCATTAATAACGACCCAACAAGCACTGCTCCCGGCAACTCTCCAGACTGCTTCCCCGGATTAAAGTATCGTGTAAATAACTTAGCTCAGTTTGATATGGCAACGGACGTCAACATCAACTCTGCTGCTGATTTATCCCTGACAACGTTACTTGCTGGTGGTGCTGGTGCAACAGGTGCAGCTAACCGTTTCATCTATGACCTGCAGAACTTGTTTGACAACATGAACTCCCCAGATGGTGACGGAATCGTTCTGTACGCATCTGAACAGGGCAAGCGTAACATTGAAACAGCTATTCGCGTAATGGGTATTGGTAGTGGTTTTGATATCACCCAAGACAACTATGACCGACCTGTAGAAATGTACAAGAATGCAAAGATTCGTGTTGTTGGTCGTAAGGCTGATGGTGTTACTTCTGTCATTGCTAACGATCAAGCTGTAGCTGCAAGCGCTGCAACATGGTCTGATGGCACGACAACTGCACGTACTGGTGTTACAGAAATTTTTGCAGTTCGCTATGGAACTGGATACGTACAAGGTTGGCAGCCTAAACCATTTAAGCCTGAAAACCTTGGACGATCACAGGAGAATGGCATCATGCACAACATTCTCTTTGAGTGGGGATGTGGCTTGTGGATCCCACACACACGTGCAATTGGCCGTATCCGCGTGAAGGTCAACTAGGAGGTATTAGATGGCTAGAGATTTTAAATTATCGTTCCGCTTTGGCTCCGGTGTACTTGGAGCTTCTGCTGGAAACGTTGCACTTCCGGGTACGAACCTTACCGCATTTACGGCATCGTTCGCCGGTTTGACTGGTACAGCTGCTACAGCTACTAACACAGTTAGTGGACAGTTAATTTCTTGTCCATTACCGTGGGGTGGTTACACGCAAACTGCTGCAGGTTTACTTGCACCATACGCAGAAGATGTGCCAAACAATGGCTCTGTTCTTCCCGGCCATACAAGTCGAAATGATTTGTTTGCCATTGTCGATACAGTAGCTGTTACTACATTGACTGCTGCACACAGTTTTGTTGTACAAGCATCCGACGATCTTACTAACTGGGTGACTGTTGGTACTGGAGATGTTACACTCTCTGGCGCTAACCCATCCAATGGTACTGTTGCGTGTACTGTTACAGCTAGTGCAACAACTGCAGTTATTACTGCAAGTGCAACACATAACTTACAACCGGGTGATTTACTGGTAGTTACAACAGCAACTAACGTTAGCTTTAATAACAACCATGAATCTACTGCAGCTGTTGCTGGTAACGTTTTTGAAGTAGCAACTGTTCCAAGTACAACTACATTTACTGTTAAGTATCCGGGACCACAGGGAACCACACTTAAAAGTAATATG